AGAGAGGCTACACCACGTCCAAGCTCAAAGTCTCTATATGCTTGGTTACGTTGATCCATGCTTGGTGCTTTCGCAAGTGTTTGCTCAAATGCAGCATTAGCATCAGCTAGATCAGATTGATATCGTGATGTAGCAGATTCAACGGATTGCCCACTTCTTATACTGCTAGTTGCGGTATCCAATAATCTCTGCCTATCTCTTCCCAATCCTTCAGCACGCTGAGTTGCACCAGACATTATATCTGCTCTACTTGCTTGGCCTAAACCTTGTGCTTCTCCTGCCTGAGAAAATCTTCCTGCTGATGATCCTAGACCCATGCCAGCTTGTTGTTGTCTGATATCCTGAAACGTATTGCCTAACTGTTGATTCAACATGCCAACCTGTTGTTCTCCTGCTGCTTGTGAACGTCCTAATATGTCAGCTCTCCAGTCTTCAGTTATTGGATTAGCAGAAGCAAACTGACTAGCATCACTTGCCCATCCTTCTCTTTTTTTTCTATCCGCTTCTGCCTGCATCTCCAGTTGCATTCTCATCTGCTCCTTTGGATCTGGCCGTGGTGGTGGTTTTGCTGCTCCCTTTCCCATAACTTACTCCTTTATTTTACTAAATATTAAAACGTCTAAACCGTCTTCTGTAAATTTTTTAAGACAAGCTTCCTGTTTCAAACCAATTTTCTTAAACCATTTATGTGAAACATATCTCCATCCTATAGAAAATGCCTGTATTCTATGTGCCATTCCATTCTCAAACATTCTGTCTATCAATCCTATAATGAACTGCGTTCCTACCCACCAGTCTCTTTTTGTAATCTTGTTTGTGGCAAATAGCCACATCGTTGCAACATTTGGATTATCGTAATAAGCACCGCCTATAATGACAGGCTCTCCTTTACGGTTTAATACTGTGTAGTGTTCCCCAACTTCATCTAAAGTTTTCTTTGCCATAACATCCCTTGTCTTAGCAAAGGTCAAACTAGACGTTTCTAAGAAATCTTCTTCCCTCATGTTTGTGCATACAAAAGCACAATCAAGAAGGGTCATCTTGACAACTGGCAGATCTTCCCACTTCATCATAAGATAGGTACAGTACCGGGATACTTTTTATTCTTCTTTGACTTCTTGGGTTTCTTTGTGTTGGTTACCTTGTACTCATCATGGGTAATGCTGTAAATCTGTAATGGATAAAGACTGCCATCAATGCTGATCCTATCCCTGAGTTCGCACTCCTTCTTCATTCCGCATTTATCAAAGAAACGCACGATCAACCTGTTAGGTGCTGCTATATATCCTTCTATCTTGGTTGCCAACTTATCCTCAAACGCAAAGTGCTTTATGAATCCGCAAGCTTTCTGTGCCATCTTGGTTCGCTTTAAGTTTGGATCTATTCCACCATGTATGGCAAAGACAATAGGTTTCATGCTAATAACTTGTAATACAAAAAACCCTGCTCGTTTACCATCATGGAAGCCTATCCATGAGAACCCATTCTTCATGTACTCAGCATATTGCTGTAGAAGCTGTTTCTCGTCCATGCCATCATGGTATACATGTTCTGATACTCTTTTATCACGCAAGAAATCGATTACAAACTTGTAGTCTGCATCAAAATGTCCGAATGGAGCCAAGAATGTATCCTTGTCTAACCATATCCGTCCTGCGTAATCTGCACTATACATATTAAGTCTTCTTAATCGTTCCTACGTAAACACAGCCAATATTTGTGTTTGGTGGCAAACCAACATTCTCAGCTTGCACTGTTCTTTCAATGCACTTCTGATTAGTCCAATGCGTTTCCAATATTTCCACTCGTTCTATTTGCATTGGCCCACTAAAGAAAACGAGTAGCAAAAGCCACATCAGTTGTCATACCGCACCCACTCACTTACCATAATTGGCATGGGTTCCAGTACGTATTCATACGCCTGACTGACTGCCTGCGTGGTAATCCTTATTCTACGATGTTCATCAAACTTAACTTGGTTGCAGTCTGGCTTAGGAATGATCTTCTCTATCCTATATATAAATACACGCTCATTAGCGTAGGTTACTATCATCAATTGGTTAGGCTGTGGTTCATAGTCCCTAATCTCCATAGGAGAAGGAACGACTAACTTTTGATCGTCAGCTCTTGCACCACCAATTAAGAAAAATGTAATCAAGAAGGCAACTATAAATAGTATGCCTATGAATTTATTATGTATCATAATATCTGTCCTACACTTGGGCTGTCATCATCGTCATCTGATAAAGGTCTTCCCATATACTCTGTGACAGTATCTTCTTTGGCTAAATCTCTAGCCTGTGATATAGGGCTGACTGATCCCTGAGAAGAAGGAAGTGGTGTCGGTTGGTTTGACATAGGTGTCTGGTTTGACATAAACGCTTCAGAGAAACCAGTGTAAGGATCTATTACATCCCTAATAGTTTCTACAACAGGTCTTAATGATTGCCTTACCTCTTCAGTAGATGGATGTATCCAACCTCCAACTCCACCTTTACTATCATTGACTGGTACACTTCCATAATCATTTCTATATTCAGGTTTCAAATCCCAACTGGTTATCTGTGGGTGAGAGTGTCTAGATGCCTTCAATTTATCGTAATCAACATCTCTCCAATTAATATCTTCACCAGATTCTCTCTTAGCATCACCAGTTGTTTTTATTATTTTGCCAAACAAGTCACCCATGCTATCTCTCCCTGCACTCTTCCAACTGTTTCAACAAACCACGTTCAGTTTCGTAGCGTTCAAGCAACCAAGCTTTACTTACCTGACATGGTTTTGTCGTATCTTCTGGACACGTCACCGTCCTGTCGCTTGGGATCACTATACTTCGACTCCAACCGCAACTTGTCAAAAGCAATAGTGAGAGCATCGTCATCACCATCAGCGATTGCCTTGTTAACTTTATTAATATCTGTTTTCCAGTCTCCATAAGATCTAGCCTTCTTTCGTTTCAAGAACCAGAATAATATCCCAATTGCTGCTGAGATAGCTTGGAACATTATTTAAGCCTCTCTGCTAATGGTGATGATTTTGTTCTCTTTGCGACTTGTTCTGCGTATGTTTCACCACCAAACGGATGTGTTGTACCAAATCGACTATTCATTTCTTCATCCACTTCTTTCATACCATATGCGTTGGTTGGTAGAACAACAGCTTCTTTAAATACATGCTGTTGTATTGCTCGTTCTATTCCTTGTAGTGTTGCACCAGCAGATGATGGACAACTACCACATGCTCCTTGAAACGAAACGATGACTTCATTACCCTTAACTAAATCCAATTCAATATTGCCACCGTCACTCATAAGAGCAGGTCGAAGGTGTTTATCAAATAGTGCTTCTATAGCTTCATATTTTTCTACATCACTGAGGTTTCCTGTCATGTCCCATCTTCCATGTACCCATACCAGTAATACCAACCATGCCCCACATTTCTGGAGTAAACGCATGAAAACCCATCACTTGACAAATCATCATTAACATAGCTATAAACCATACAGTATAAGTCTTGTATCCCGGCATGAAACTATCAATTGCACCAATTACCATACCCATCATCTTAGACATTCTGTTCTCCTAATTAAATTATTTTGTGTTAAGTCCAAACCAAGCTGCTACCGCACCCAATGCAGTTGCTACTGCTGTACCCATACCCTGCACTGTCTTTATTCTAGTATCTATACGATCAACACGTGTATGAACACGCTTTATTGTGTCCTCGTTTGAATCTACTTCCTTGCCAAACTGAGTTAACAACTCATCTATTCTCTTGAAACGTAATGCTTCTAAGTCTTCATGAGCATTAAACTTATCATTAATAAATTCCCTTAACTCATAGTGTTCGTCTGCCATCTTCTTTTTCCTTGTCTTTCATATCTTTCATTTTTTCTTCCACCAAGTCAGCACCCAAGTTACCAACAAAAGAACCTGCCGCTGTTGTTATAAATGAACAACCAATTTGAGTTATTAAAATTAAACCTAATATAAATTTCATTCTTTCTTTATCCTATTTCCGAGAGTACGAATTAATTCCCTTACAAGCTCAATTAATTTATCCAACTTACGACTGATACCCTGCAACAATATCTCTTTAAGATCTGGCATCAAACCATTCTTTAACTTCAGCTTTTACATCATCCTCAGTCACAGTTTCAGAGTCTGCATGAACAGGCTGTTTCTTCCGTGGCTCTATAGCATGAATCGCAAGTTGTCTTGTTTGGAGTTCCTCTAATGTATAAGTGACAGTACCTTCTGGTACACTACCCTCTACTCCTACACCAATCAGTTTCATGTTGGCATCATTGTTCCCCCAACTACCACCATCGGCTATCCAATCTGGTACTCTTCCGTCAACTAATGTGTATTCTACTATTGCCATAATTATTCTCCTTATTTAAATGCTTGGCCTAACGACCAACAAACTATTGAATGACGAACACCCTTAGTTACTGGTGTTACCCTATGCCAGTCCCTGCTATCAAAGATTATTAGAGAACCCTGTGCTTTCATATCGTTATTCATTTGTTCTAGATGTTCTTTAGACTTATACACAGGTCTACCGCCATTATAAAACTGTAACTCACCACCCTCAAAAGTATCAGGATCGGATAATACAAAAGTTAATGACAATTTTCTAATATTATTCTTTACATCAGGTTCCATCGAATCTTGGTGCCAATCGTAAAATTCACCGTTCTTATATTCGGCAAATTGTACACGCTCAAAAAGTTCAAGATCATAATGGAAATGTTCGTTATTCGCTTGCTTTAAAAAATGCCATGCAATATCGTTTGCTTTACTTTTAATCTTAGTGGGAACAAAATAAATAGATGTCTTTCTAATATCTGGATCAGTTCTTGAAGAATCATTATCATCTGATATCATCGCTGGTTTAAGATTATTATTCAATAAATCCTCAACAATCTTATCGCAAGCTTCTGGTTTAACCATTCTTGGGAACATATAAAACATTTACTTCTTTTTCTTCTTATACGCATATTGATGATTAACGACTGCATCCACTCCAATCCTAGTAAGGGAATGCTTGTATTCATCTTTAAAGGTTTCAACCATATTATCTAAAAATTTGTGCATACTGACAACGCTCGGTAGTTTATTGTCTCTGATCTCAATAGCAACTGATTCTAGATAATCCCTTGTTAGTTTTTCACCTACCAATGGATGAACACCAAACTGCTCCCAGTATTCAACGGTAGAAATTGCAATTTTACCGCTACTCATAATATTTTGTATGGCTTGCCTAAATCCCATTCGTAAGGCGTGAGGTATTTCTTGGGCTTCGTAGTCTTCTTCATCCCAATCCACTGGAATGTTGTGGGATACTCTAATCTGCTCATAGATGTCTTGATACATCCCTATTTCTTTCATAGCGTTTTCAGCAGAAGTTCTCACTTCATACATAGTTGCCCTAATATGTTCTGCTTCAACCTTGTCTAATTCATCGTCTCCTTTGTCATAGCGTTTTATTCTAACTTCATCTTTTTTAATATTAAAATGAGCTTCAATCAACGCATTCCTCTTGTTATCTATTTGGGACAAGCATTGTTTCATTTGTCTATATGGCGAATCAGCAATCATAGTCATCGACATAAGTGTTGAAGTCGTCTGACTATTCTTTCTTCCGCATATTTTTTTTCCTCGGTATAACTCTGGCAAGCGATCATATATTTTCTGCAATCCCTCGTCAGAAATCGTACTACCTTCTAGTAAATTCCCTAAAACATTTTTTGATAGGACTAAACCATGTCCATTGGTCTGGGTAATATCATTCATAATTTAAGATCCAGAAATTCCATCAGCCATACTTCTACCAACTGTTAAGTTACCGAAATCAATACCGTTCCCAGTAGAGGCGAAAGTGAAATAGTCGATATTATCAACTCCAGAGTATCCTCCAGCTATACATCCTCTCGTGCCGTTAGATATCTTACCCATAGTGGAGTTCCAACCAGCTAGCAAGTCTCCATATACGAGAGCATCTGCTCCAGTTTGGATAGTTACATACTGCAAATCAGTGTTGTATCCAGCAGGAGGTGTAGAATCTGAACAGTGAAACACACCCCTTCCAGAATCACTGCTTGTGGCAGCACCACCATTCCATGCAAAAATAAAATTATAACCCCAGTCTGTTGCATCCCCTGTTGTCTGCGTAGTTACAACCTGCAGACCTAGTGTATGACCAGCCGGGGCTGCCCTGCTCATTCCACCTTGGATAGAAGTTGTACCATCGTTTACAGAACACCCTCTAGAAGCACCACCCCCATACATCTCCCCAAAATCTAAAGCGTTCATCGTGGTTGCAATCGTTGCATAATCTATATGTGGGTTATAATATGGACTACCTCCTTCACCACCATATTTCATTCCTCTAATACCATCATTCCCTGCTGAACCCGGACTATACGCCCCAACAAGTAAATCACCGAAGTAATTTGCATTCCCAGTTGAGGTAAATGTTACGTACTGTAGGCCGGGACTTGATGCAGCTCCACCATTTCCTTGCCCACTATTGGTTGACCCACCAACACACATACCTCGACCTCCAATACCATTACCCATAGTATTAGCACCTCTAACAGCAGTGATTGTATCACCAAAATCTAAAGCGTTCCCAATAGAGGCTATGGTTATGTAATCGATCGTGTTTCTATTTGGATAATAACCAGCCATACCAGTAATACCAATAGTGCCATACCAACCAGCTAATGCAGCAGCTCCACCACCCCCACTAAAACCTATATATTGCCCATAAAAATTAGACATTATGCATCGTTCTCCGCATTAGTTGTGAAAAATAGTTTAACTCCTAAAAGTCTTGCATCTTCAGCAGCGGTTCCTTCTGATACATCCCTGCCTATTCTAAAAAATGTTACCGTATCTACGGCTGCACTTCCGATAGTCAAAGCTGCTGATACTGGGCTAACAAGCATCTCTTCAACCGCTCCTTGATTGGGATCATCTACATCAATGGCGGTTCCATAAGCTACATCAATAGTTGAATTATCTGGTACACTAACACCTTGCAAAGTCCAATTTACATTGTCAGTGTCAGTAGCAGTAGAACACCAATAAACTTGATATGTTATCGTCCCTTCATTCCAACTCTTAGGAAAAGCTATTTGGAACTGTGCGAAACTGTCGGATGCTACCTTAAAATCAAGAGAAATCATATCAGGTTGGTTTGCTGAAGTTGCAACAGATGTAATGCCTTCGCATCCAAGAGCATCAGTTGGAGTCATAGCATTTGCTGGAACCCATATAGTTTGAAGTCCAATAGTTGCATCATGTACTAAATCTAATACGCCCTGAACCGTGTCACGCTTTGTATTTCCACTGTCAGTTGCGTCTCCCAAAAGGAGACTGTCTCCAGTAGCTACCGTTACTTCGGTGAAATCTGCTACGAATGCATCCTTTATCAATGTTTCATTAATTTGGTTGGTAGCTATATGAGCGGTATCGATACTGGCATCAACATATTGAGGGCTGTCAACACTGTCAGACGACATATGAGCTAAATCAACAGCACCAGCAGCTAACTCATCTGAATTAACAGCATCATCCGCTAGATGTGCATTGTCTATACTCCCATCTACATAGGCATCCGAATCAATAGACTCATCTTTTATTTTAACAGCCGAACCATCTGCTCTTGTATAGTTAACACAAGTAACCACATTTGCCGCTGTAGCAAAAAACTCACCTACATCACCAGCCACAGTTGTAATAGGGGCTGCTGATGGAAGGTCTAACGCCCCACCAACGTGAGTCATTACCAATGCCCCTGCAAATTCCAGAAAGAAATGTGTATCAGCAGCTACCGTCATATCATTGAAACCAGTTGTGCCAGTTACAATAAAATAATTACTTCCAGCGGCAATAACTAACGGATCGGCTGAAGATATGTTAGATCCTTTTCCTGAATTTGGATCAACATCTCCCCAACTTAAATTACCAGAAGCGTCTGATTGAAGCGACTGTCCTGATGCTGTGGCATCTGCCACAGGCAACGTGAAAGGTACACCGCCAGTTTTTTGAATTTTATCAACTACAATAGTTGAAGCCATAATTTACTCCTTAAAGAATTGTTAACACACCTGCACCAGCGATAGTCCAGATTGCCGTTCCTGTTACTGACATTATTCCCATTAAAAACATATTTTTAGTTGTTGCCGTAGTCGTTGTTGTATTACCAGAAATCGCATTATAATTAGAAAATGTTGTACCAGCCGTTGTAATTACTGATCCTTCAATAGTTTCAAAAGCTAATTGTGCTGATCCATTTGTTTTAAGAAATTGACCAGTAAGCCCATCTGCTTGAGGATATTTTAATCCATCAAGAATTACATCTCCACTTCCATTTGGAGTTATTGTAATCGGCCTATCGGCAGTAGAAACTATATCGTAAGTTACAACATCTAAATCCTCTCCCAACTGCGGCGAAGCATCTTGATGCAAGTCTGTTATACCAGATGTTGCTGAAGAAACAGGTGACCAAGACGAAGCAGAATATACATTTAAAAGGTCAGAACCCTCATCGTACCATAAGTCACCTTCATCTGGAGAACCCGGAGCTGACCCACCAATCGTATATTCTTCAGCATAACGATTAACATCAGCGATTGCAGCACCTACCGTATTTACATTTGCAATTGATCCACCTGTCAAATTCACATTAGCGATAGCATTAGATACGGTTTCCATATCATCAATCACGCCTGACGCACCCAATAAATCCATATCAGTGATTACTGCCGGGATAGCTAAAAGTGCCATATCATCAACTGCCGCTGACGTACCAAGTCTTCCAATCTCTGTTGTCTGTCCAGCCACAACACCAATATCAGTACCATCTGCAGCAACTACCCCAATGTCTGAAGCATCTGCCGCCACTGTCGTTACATCACTTGAAATCCCTGCTACCGTAGTTACGTTACCAGATATACCTGCAACCGTAGTCGTGTTAGCAGAAATTCCTGCAACCGTAGTTACATTGGCAGATATTCCTGCAACCGTATTTACATTAGCTATATTGGTGGCAACTATATTAGTGTCACCTTCTTTTGCTATTATTTTATGATAGTTATAAGTATTTAAAACAGCAGTACTTACAACTTGCATTCCAAGACCATCAGCTATAGTTGTACTGTAATAAGTAGCAGATATGCTATTAATAGTTACAGTAGCTCCACCAACAGTTCTTCCAGTAGTAGATACTCCAGATCCATTGACTACTAAGCCTCCTACATTAGCTATTGAGACTACCGTTCCTGCACCATCATCAGGATCTGGGTTAGCATTTGGGAAGGCTACCTCAGTTGCTACGGCTACAAAACCACCCACGTCATTAACAAGTGAAACAATATCATCTCTTACCGCCTTGGATGTAGGTATAGCTTCATCGGTACTTGAAAGTGTAGTCTCAAGAGTTACCTCTTCCCAGTTACCTGAACCTGTGGCAACTCTTCCAAGAACTTTATTCGTTGCAGATGCATCTACTATCTTCGGAAGTGTTACATTAGAATCAAGTATCTTTGCAGTAATAACTTGGTTAGCACCTATATGTACCGAATCAATACTGGCATCTGTGTAGTGTTCTGAATCAACTGCATTATCAGCTAACTTAGTTCCATCAACACAATCTGCTGATAGATGAGCAAGATCAATACTACCATCTGCATAATGCTCAGAATCAATTGCATCATCTGCTATGTGTGCGTTGTCTATACTTCCGTCTGCATAATGCTCTGAATCAATAGCATCATCAGCTATGTGGGCATTGTCTATACTTCCATCCGCATAATGTTCCGAATCAATAGCATCATCTGCTATGTGAGCGTTGTCTATACTTCCGTCTGCATAATGCTCTGAATCAATAGCATCATCAGCTATGTGAGCATTATCTATACTACCATCCGTATAATGCTCCGAATCAATTGCGTTATCAGCTATCTTGTCTCCAGTAACAGCATCAGCAGCCAAGTCTGCCGTACTGACATGCCCTGCTGCTTCTGCCACATCAAGACGAACATCCTGTGCATTAGATTCGGTTACTATCTGATCTAACTCAGCATCCATCTTGGTAGCACTTATAAGTACTGGAGGGACAGCATCCCTGTCAGTCTCAAAATCGCTTAATCTAGTTAGTGTTCCCATAGTTTATTTACCCTTTTTCTTTTTGTTCTTTTCACGATTTTCTTTCCTAACGGCACTTCTTCTTTGCTTATATTTCTCAAGACTTTCTTTTGCAGACCTTTTGTTAGCCTCATACAATTCACGTTTCATTTTAGTTGTTCTTTTACCCCTTTCGGCATCAAAATCAGCGTTTCTTGTACGTTCCTCAAGGTCTTTTTGGAGTTTTTGTTCTTTTAAACGTTGTTGTGTTTCCTTGCTAAGTGGGCCTCTTCTTATCCGTCTTCCCAATCTATCGTGTGTCTTCACCTTCGGAGGCTTCTTAAATCCTTCGCTAGTAACATTGTAAGGTTTCTTCTTCCTTGCCTTCAATCCTTTACTAGTAATATCGTAAATCGTTTCTACCCCTTCTACTACCTTATCTTTAATAATTTTTTTAATTCCCATTAGTCATTCGCCTTATGTCCAGAAGGTACATATTTAACACCGTAGAACGCAATACTGATATCAGTCTTGTGATCAGCAGTGAATGAAAATTTAACTGCTCTACCCATGCCTATCATTGGTATTAATACCTTGTTTACATCTGGGAAATCCCAGTATGCAGCTCCCCATTCAACATCGCCCCACTTTGATGGCGTGGTCTGTAAATAGAATGTACTGTAAGCTGTAGATCCAAAGTCAAAAAACACTTCAAGCTTGAATGTTCCTGCGGCTCCAGATCCCTTGAACTGAAAATACTTGAATATCTTTTTAATACCTATATTGTTGAGCCACAACCAAGGAGTATCCCATCTCCAACTTACATTTGTGTTATCCCCACCATCAGCATAAACATCAACGTTAGTAACACTCTGATATTCCTTATATACCCTGCCATTTGTACCACCACTTAATATATCTCCATCTGGTGTGCGAACAGACTGGTATATTGTAATATCACGGTCTTCCATCCATGCTTTAATGGAATATC